TAATAAATATCCAGAATCTACATGCCAGCATGAAGATTCTGGATATTTATTATAGCCATTTAAAGGATGCTGAGCATGAATAAAAAGACACGCATCGACTTTCAAGTAGCGGCATTTAATAACCGACCACCAAAGTGGATTATTCATGAATGCAGCCTGTGTCGTTACCCATGCGCTTATTTATTTGATGGGAATCATGAACGCGTAGCCTATGACAGCGGTTGCGATTGCACACGACAAACCAATATCAATGAATGCTCATGGGATAGGCTTGCAGAATATTACAACATTCAAACCAATCAAGACTATATTAAAAAAATGAATGAGTTTTGGGGATTTAGTGAATGAACGAACATATTTATCAGATGTATAGAAGCTATAAAAAGATTTCTGAGATAAAGGTTGATGAAACATTTGACGATCCCGATCGCGAATTTGTAGATGATGCCATTAAAAATGCTCGGTTAATTGATGAAAGAAATCCTGAATACCTCAATCGCTATACTCGTGAATCAAAAATGCATAAATCATTTGATTTTGAGCAGAAAGGGTTTATTTGCGAACAAATAGGACATTGGTATTTCATGATGAAACCTTTGCTGGAAGGATCACATAACCTTGGTCACATGAAAGAAGAGCTTAAGAAAATGATTTGCGGGGAATAAATGATTAACGGGGATGAAATTATAGATTATTGTCATCAGCTCCTTGATATAGAGATTTATTCAGCAGAAGAAATTCTAAAATTACAAGGATGTACTGAGCCAGACAAGAATATGGCGACTGCGTACATGATGGCTATTAATAGGGCCAAGAAGATTATCTCGATATGCATTAAGCAATATGAGGGGAATAAATGAAATATGAATTTATTTGTTTAATATGCAGTGAAATTCAACAAGAAGGTTCGCCGTTTCAGCATGATTGTCCAAGAGAGGCGGTAATACCAAAGCGGGTGCAGACAAGATGGCAACGATTTCAATGCTGGTTTTGGAGTTTGGATCTTACTTATTTTTTGGCTACTGGTGGCGCTCTTCTTATGAGCGGAATCTATACCAATCATTTCAATTACTCCTTAATTGAAGGGACTTTTCATGGTCTTGGGTTAGGCTTTGTAATTGGTAGGGTGATTCGCTATGGACAATAAGCCCGTATTGTTTCGTTTTCACAGAGGACTCCTTGAGGACTCTTTGAAGACTGTCATAGAAATACATTCTTTTGAGCAATTATTGGTACATATCATAAGTGAAATGGACATGGAGCTTAGCTCTATATCCTATGAGCCTTATATGTATGATGAGCGCATTGGGTGGGACACACACATTGTTACCGGGCATTTTAAGGGGTTTCCCGTTAACGTGCCTATAGGATTTTTAAATAAACAACCAACGTGGAGAGAGGAGTTTCTCAATGAAGTTAGCAAAAATAGCAACAGTGACAGGGATAGCAATAGCGTTGACAGCGTGCAACCGGGTGCCAGCGGGTTATCGGGGTGTGATTGTTAATTTGTATGGCTCAGATAAAGGAGTGAGCGAACAGACCGTAGGGGTGGGGCGCTATTATTTGGGATGGAATAAAGAGCTTTATTTATTCCCAACCTTTTTACAAAACTATTCTTGGAAAGGCTCTGAGGCCATTACCATGCAAACGGCTGAGGGTCTATCCATTACCACCAATGCCGGTATCACTTATCAGATAGCGCCGGATAACGTCGTGAAGGTATTCACCAAGTACCGTTTGGGTATTGAGGAAATCACTAACACGTTCTTGCATAACATGGTTCGTGATGCGATGAATGAAGTGGCAAGTACCATGACTGTTGACCAAATCTATGGCGCCAAGAAAGAAGAATTCATCACCAAAGTCTCTCAAAAGGTGAAAACGGATGCTGAAAAGACCGGCATTGAAGTCGATAAGATTTATTTAATCGGCTCCTTTGAGCTACCTAAAAGCGTTATGAACTCTATTAACAGCAAGATTGAAGCGTCCCAAAATGCCGTTAAGGTTGAAAATGAGATAGCTACAAGCCGCGCTGAGGCACAAAAGACTATTGTTGAGGCACAAGCCCGAGCTCAGCAAATACTAATCAATGCCGAATCACAGGCCAAGGCCAACCAAATACTTGCGGCAAGCCTTACTCCAGAATTTGTGCAGTATCAGGCGATTCTTCATTGGGATGGCAAGCTACCACAGACCAATGCTACCGGTGTATTACCCTTTATCAATGTTGGTAAGTAATATGAAAAAATTTTATATTAAATGGCTTGCCATTGTTTCGGGTCTTTTTATTACCATGGGGGTGATTGTTCCTTGGGTAATCAGCAATGATGTATTCCCTGTATATCTTATGATTTTTTTTATTTTCAGTATGGTCTTTGTGTGGATGGTCATACTGGAAAAGCCTGCTTTGCGTTTTTTGAAGTGGGCTAATAAGCAAATTAAGGAGTTAGACAAATGAGTCAACGCCCTACTAATGAAAATATCATTGAAGCTAAAAAAAGTTTAAAGCACCAAATTAAATTTTTTGAATCATTGCTTACGCATATTCGTCGGGGTGATGAGCCATTTTTAAGCCGTTCTATGTGGGCTACATGGTGTTTGCATCGGTATATTGAAGACCAATTGGTTCATGATATTGAAAAGGCCATGAAGGAGAAGGGAGTGCCAATTGAAGCGTAATGGCTATAATTAATGTTTAATATTTAGTAGGATGACCAGATGGCATATTTTGGCGATATGACCATCTGGTTGGCGGAAGCCCTTGATAGCACACCCTGAATTATTAGAAGGACAGGATATGCGTGAAACAATTTTACACACAGGATTCATCAATTGCAAAGGAGATTGCATGTCTATTGACATTAATTTTTTATCGTCCCAATTACTTGGCCTGTTGGCAAATTCTATTCATGATAGAGATCCCAACAATAAGAATTTTTGTTTTAATATAGCGGAAGTACAGGTAACCGAACAATGGCTTGAAGAAACTGTGAAAGAGATAATGAAAAAAATGGCCGAATATTGAAAAAGCCCGCAAGTGGAGACACATGACGGGCTTTTTTGTATTCATCAACTTTAAAAGGAAGTACATAAATGAAATCAACTACAGGAAAACTATAGCATGAAAAACTTTGGAATAGCCAGTCTCGCAGAGCAAAGACTTAAAAAATTTGAAAAGGAAATTAGACGGCACTTAAAGACCGTTCCAGAATTCGAAGTTACTATTGATGGCGTAAATCATGTAAGCTCAACTTATCATATTTATTTATTCAAACAAACACTCGACCATATGCATGATTCATGTACCGAACCCGGCAGACTTCCTCTACAAGAAATTATTTTATATGGGAATATTTTTACTTTAAGAAGCCTTAAAACTGGTCAATATGAAACAAAATCAGAGTACATGGAAGAAGAATTTGACCATATTTTCAATAACCATGAAGTTTTGGCCATTTGGGTTTATGATGCAAAGTTTGCACATAAGCCACAAAAATCTATTTTTCAAATACTATGTGCTATAAATAAAAAAAAGAGGGGAATATTCCCGATGCAATTCACTGTTGATTTATCGGCCTTATATCCTAATTGGTTTGATAGCCCATTAAAGCAAAGAAATCATGTTGAAGTAGGTGTTGATTTTGAGTTAGTAGATATGATTAAAAAGGTTTTAGAATAAAGTGTTGCAGGGCATCCAGCCCTCAACCCTAGACCGGCAAGTCTTGGGTACATCCTTAAATAGTTCTTATAGCAGAGAACACAACATAACATTAACGGGGCCGAGCAGCCCATTAACAAAGGAATTTTACCATGTCACACAAATTACACAACCCTAAATCGCACGCGCCTGCTGTTTATATTCCATGCTGGCTAATTCAAGTATCAATTCAATTTTTATCCAACGGCGCAAAAATGACTTACGGTCGCCTTGGACAATGGGCATCCTCTCAAGGAGTAGCCTTTCGCTCTATCCCACAACTATCTGAAGAACTTGGCTGCTCTGAGCGCTCTGTTGAAGAATATATCCGAGAGTTAAAAAATGTAAAATTAATTGGCGTCTATCATCCACAAGCTGGCGGCATTAATCACTATGAGTTTTATGATCATCCATGGATGCATGCTCCAATTAAAGAACAACTTGTATATAAAGATGATAAATTTACCCCACCACACCATAGTGTGCTACCTACCACACCCGAGTGTGCTACCCCACCACACCCGAGTGTGGACATAAATAATAAAGAAATAAAAGAAATAAAATGTGTGGGGGAAAACCCCTCACACACACAAAATCACTCTCTAAAACCTAAAGAAAAAATGGAGAAGCAAGCCTTTGAGTGTGAAGCAATGCAAAAGCTGTTTAGTGAGAAATTCAACGGATATAAAATCACGTATGAAGAGCTCTTTAACCAATGCAAACAGCATTTTGAAATCAAAAGACAGTGGATAGATGAAAAAAAATGGACAAATTGGGTAAAAACTGAAAAAGTTGAGAACTATTCAACCAATAGCACAGCCTCTAAAACCCCCAAAGTAGAAAGCCCAGATGACCAAATGGGTATGTTCACACGTAGACAATGGAAATTAGTAAGCGATTACAACGAAGCTATGAAGTACATCAAGGTAGATCCAAACCGACTTAATTTATTTTTAACAAAAGACGAACAAGATGAAGCTAGGAAGCTTATCGAACAACTGGAAGCATCAAAAGCGAAGGAATCGCCATCATGCAAAAAACCCTCACCACAGACCAGTGCAAGAAGAAACTCTTTAACCTCGGTATCAAATTTGGTGTCTCACCTCGGTTGATATCAACAAGACTATTGAGTAAAGAGGACAAAGACGATATGTTAAATGGGCTTGTTTCTGATGAAACACTGGAAACAGCAGTACAGGTGTGGATGAGTTCAGGGATGCCAGACTACGCTAACGGTCATACAGAGCCATATAAGCCACCACCAGAAAACCCTATGTCTAGGTATAGAGGAAATGGTAAAAGTGGCTAGGATTGAAGATTTAGTGGGTAGGATTTGATTTTATTAACTAGGTGATGGATTACATTATGCAAAACGGAGTGGTGAAGTGGTTTAATGACCAAAAAGGATTTGGATTTATCGCAAGTAACGGCAAAGATTTTTTTGTTCACTTCAAAGAAATTCAAAGTGAAGGATTTAAAAGCTTGAAAGAAGGTGACAAGGTAAGCTTTGAGGCAGACTCATCACCTAAAGGGCCAGTCGCTAAGTCTGTATCCGTACAATCTTAACGCCCATTACTTTGTTCATGTCCTCAATCATTTGAGGCTTAATCGCCAAAGGAATGTCACATTCTTTGCACATGAGCTCAACTAAGAGCTCTTGTGCTTGTAGTAGCCCATCAAGACATGAGCCAATACAGGCGGTTACTTTTGAAAACTCATTGAGTTTGTCGTGATTCATAATATCCCCTTGGACGTTTACAACACTTACACACGTCATTACTTGACTGATGGTAACAACGGTAATTTGGATTATAGTTCATCAAAAAACGATGGCCTTTTAGTAAACACTTGAGTCGTTTTAGCATCCTAGCCCTCTCCATTTTCAAGTAAAGTAATGTGACCAATAGCAGCTAAACGCGCCGATCCCTCATGGTCAAAGTATTCATCCGATTCCCTGATTATAGTTTGTTCACACGGCTTATAATCAGGATCGAATATTACATAAAAGTACCCTTTAACCCATTTGTCAATGTTCTCACCCCATCCGGGGACATCATGACACCTCACCTCAAACTCATAGCAACTGAACTTTTCCATCACGCAGCCTCACTTGAAGACGCTTTGTCATACGCATGTAAGTAACGACGGCAAAAATCAGCAAAAGAATCAGCAGCACATGGATGAATGGATTCCTCACGTACAAGAGGCTCACCATTCTCATCATCAATCTCAAGGTTAAAACCAAACTGCTTATCGCGTGATATCCACACATCCAAATCTTCAGCCATCAAATCGTAAAGCGACATCTCACACATATTTTTCATTTTCATACTCCTTTTGTTAGTTGACAGAGAGAGTATAGCAACTGTTGCTACATATAGCAAGTGTTGCTACATAAAAAGATAAAAAATATTGCTAAGTGTTGAATCAATCCTTATCCCTATTGAGTCTTAGAAGAATATAGACTTGCTATATCTTGTTAGAATGCTTTTCCACAGATTTTGTGGATAACTGAAACGCTCATAATCCTCACGAAAAAACTCATATTTCTCATAAATCTCACGAATCCTTGACATTTGGTACATATTTGTTGTTTGTGCTATCTTTACATTGTGACGCACCAACGGCGATGCGATTAGCCCTCTACGGCAGGAACTTGCGTTCTAGTAGGTGCACGAATCAATCCCCTGATTGGATTGGCCGTAATAGCAGGGAAAAAGGACGTCACGTTTATTAATCGATTAATAATCTATTTCACAGGAGTGAATCATGAGCAATACAGGCGTAAAAGATTACACGTCATCTGATAGTGAAAGCGGCAACACTCACTACAATGGTGTGCCAAGTGAATATGGTAGACGTGTTGAGCAACAAAACAAGATGCAACCTAAATACTGCGAACCCGGTGAAGCTGGTGGGGAAATGCGCGGTGAGAAACGCAACGAGCAAGCAGGCCCCTAATGGCTGCCCCTAAAAAGCAACCCGCCAAGGCGAAAGCCAAGGTGGGTCGTCCTACCGATTACAATGAAACGATTGCTGCCCTCATTTGTGAGCGTGTGGCCACTCATACCCATGGCCTTGAAAGACTATGCAACATGTATGAAGACTTACCCGTTAAATCCACCGTCAATCTTTGGCGTTATAGACACCCTGAATTTTCGACCCAATACGCACAGGCCAAGCTCATGCAGGCTGATTTATTGGCTGAAGAATGCCTTGAAATTGCCGATGATGATTCACGCGATATCAAGGTCAATCCAGAGACAGGTGATGAATATTTAAACACTGAATTTGTTGCACGCGCACGTCTGCGCATTGACACACGTAAATGGTTGGCTGCCAAGCTTTTACCCAAACAATACGGCAAAGCGGCTGAAGAGCCTGAGAAACAAAAAGGTGATGGTGAATCCGTCCTTGAACGCATATTGGATAGGCTGATTGATTAATGGATGATGAGAAGTTAATACGTGTATTAAAATCATTACCCCTATTTGCTAAAAACTTTCTTATCATTCATGACAAAGCAGGGGCAGAAAGAACTTTGTCTTCAACC